CATACGCCTGTTCTGTTTGTGCTTTTGTATATCCTAAATGTGCAGCTAAAACCTCTGCGATAGCCGCACAAACAGCATTAAAGTTACTATAATACAACTCAACATCTGCTTTGCTATCTACAAAGCACACTTCTATTAAGATAGCTGGTTTACTCGTATTTTTAAGGAAGTATAATTCTTTCCGTTGTTTTGCTCCGCGGTCTTTCAAACCAGATGCTTTAGCAATAGCAGCACTCATCCTAGCTGATAAATCTTTTACATCATAATAAAGGACCTCTACACCTCTGGGTCCATCGATAGCACTTGCTGCGTTAAAGTGAATGCTCCAATCCAAATCACGTTGTTGTCCATTATGATAGGTAACGATCGTTTGTAAATTTTGATTTTGAGTTGTTGAACTATTGTCATGGAACACTGTGCCAGCACCGTTGTATTCACTAGTTAGAATTCGATGTACCTCATTAGTTACTTTCCGGGCTTCATCAACTTCATCGATAAAATGTTTGGCACCCCGGATTTTTAGCCCATGTCCACTTGACCCTACAAATTTTTTAGTCATTATTATCACCCTTTCGTTCATAACTCATTGCTCTGTCACTATCATTAGTACCTGGAGTAGTTGGATCAACAACCACACCAATCAGCACTAAAAAAGCGAGCACAGTGTTAAATAACTCTGTAACTCGCTCGTTGTAAATTGTTGCATCAATGCCGAATAACGCCCCGATTTGTTGGATAATTAGTAGCAACAATGCAAATGCTCCAACCAAAAACGGCTTGTGTTTTAAACGTACTTTCCAGTTAATTTTCATTTATATTTCCTCCTAAAAGATGTGTTTTTCCATACGGTCCATACGTCCTTCAAGTGATGTTAAGCTTTTGCTGATTTCACGCATTGCATTTGCTTGTTCACCTTGTGCTTCTGTCAACGTCTCTAAATTTTTCATTAGTCGTTCTTCGCGTTTGTTGGAATTCCAAAATACATATACGACTAAGCAAATACACAAGATTGACCATACAACTTGTGAGTTTGCTATATGACTTGCTGTTGTTACTGTGGATACAATATCCATTCAATCACCTAACCTTTTCCTTTTTTGAATAAATAATAATAGTGCATAATAAAAGCACCCTCGAATTGAGAGTGCTTACTGAACAATATGGAACGATTATCAAGTCAGAGCAGTTATTTCTCGCTCTGCTATTTCTAATTTTACATAGGGTTGTAACTCTACTGGCTTCACATCTTCAACAGCTCTTACTTCACCCATGACACTTGTAGCATAAGCTTTTACCAAACGTTTTTGCACTAATGTCAATCCTTCAAGATGTACATCTGTCATTGTATAACCCCCAAATCTGTAAGCATGGTTAACATTTTAATTTCTAATTCAGCATCAGCAATTTCGTCAGGAGAAGGTTTTAATGACTCTAGTAATTGTTGCGATTCACGTTCAGTTTTTTCTTCCTCAGTTTCGCCTTCAATCCATTTTTCGCCATCCCAACGATTGCGATGATATTCGCTATTATATGGAACTGTTATTACATTCGAATAAATGTAATCGAAATTCCCTCCAACTAATACTGTGTCTATAATGAAGCCATTATCATCAATAGCATAGCCTATTAACTTATCATTACTCGATTCCTCCATTAATAATTCACCAACCTTTTAATTATTCAAAAATACTGAAAGAAAACTCAAAGTCTACAGCCTTGTTTACTAGAGTTGTATTTTGAGCAGAGTATAATGTAATTTGACCTGTATTTAGTATCTTTGCTTGATAAGGCACGCCGCCAGCGTCGTATGAAAAAACAATTGTTCTGTTAAGAGGTCTGTATCCTAATGGTAGTGTAGTAATTACGTTTACATATCCTGTTTGAGGTACAATATTATAAGCTTTAACAAAAACAATACCATTTACCTCTCGGAAACTTAATGATGAGGTGAGTAAATCCACTTTCCAACCAGTACCTGGAGTTAAATTTACATTTCCACTATCCCCTTTGTTGGGGAATATTTCCTTCCAAGTATTCCAATTCCCTGATACTCTAGCTCTTTTCCAAATAGTAGTTCCTGCAAAAGTAGATGAAACTAATGTTTGATATGTCCAATTATTAGCTGTCTGAATATTTTCGATGCTTAAGTTATATCCACCGATAAAATCTTTCGGGAAATTGTTAGCTGTAACACCGTCAACAGATTTATAAAAGCCACTCTCGATTACTGTATTCAAGTCTATTCCAGTAATATCTTTAGCGTACCCATTACTTTCAGTTAATTGATATCCTGCTTCTGAAGCAGATGCTACACCTGTGATTGGGTCTACTTTAATAGTTGTACCATCAGGCTTGATATGCCCTAACTTTTCAGTAGTTGCAATTTGTCCCGAATGTTCAGTAAGTGCAGTTTGCACCTGAGCCACTTTTCCATCAACATAATTACGTGAAGCAATAATAACTGTAGGATCAATCGTTAGTTTTACGACATCAGCATTATTGGTTTCAATAACAAAATGAATTAATGTCTCCTCTGACACGCCTTCGCTTAACTGAGGTTTATATTTCTCTGGATATTGTCCAACGGCTATTAAGTTGTTTTTATCGTCA